CAAAAATGAAAAAAAAAAAAAAGAAAAAAAATAAAAGAAAATAATGGCCAAAAAGAAAAGAAGAAAAGCCATAAAAGATAAAAGAACAGGATTACCTAAGGTTTATTTATCTGGTTTAAAAGGATCAAAAAGATCTCGTAGAGCTAGTTTAATTAAACAGGTATCTAATTTATATAAAGCTGGTAAAAAAATACCTAGGGCTTTATTTAAAGCAAGGACAAAAGCATAATGGCTGTAAAAAGAAAACCACTATCAGCTTCAGTAAAAGCTACTTTGCAGAGAAAAGCCAAAGCCTCTAAAAGATATACATATAGCACTCTTGCTAAAGTATATCGGAGAGGTCAAGGGGCATTTTTAAGTGGTGGATCACGAAGAGTACCAATGGCAGCTTGGAGTATGGGGCGAGTCAATAGCTTTCTTAGAGGATCAAGAAAACACGATTTGGATTTACGCAAGAAGAAGCGTAAATGAAAGTTATATGGATAATTACTGTTTTAATGTGGTATGAGAATATCGAAACACCAATAACTACAGAATATTTATTAAAATCTTTTAATACCAAAGTTGAATGTTTAGATTATGTGTTTTGGAACAAAAAAACTTTAGTACAAGAACTAGCTGCACAACACGGAGCAAGAGAGGCTGAGCTATTAAAAACTTGGGCTTTTTATTGTGAAAATAGACCACTAGAGGAAGTGTGAAAAAGATTGAATTACCAGAGTTTATTCGATTATCTCACTATCGTATAAAACTAATTAAGATTAACAGTCATATTTGCTATGAGATTGGAGAGCAACAAGGCTCTTTTCATTCTAAACAAATGATTATATACCTTGATGAAGATATTATTGAAGAAGGTGGCTCTATTGCAGTAGATCTTGTAAAACACGAATTGCTACACGCTGTATATTATGTTAGACAGTTAGAAGGTAAGAACGAAGAAGATACTGTAAATGCTATGGCAACACACTACACTGAGATTGAAAAAAATAACCCAGATTATGTTAGATGGAAATTACAAAACTTAAATTAGAAGATATTAAACCATACAATAACAATCCAAGAAAAAAGATTGATATTGAAAAAGTTGCAAAAAGTATTAAAGAATTTGGTTGGCAACAGCCTATTGTAGTTGATAAAAATAATGTAATAATCGTTGGACATAGCAGATTTGAAGCGGCAAAAATGTTAAAAGAAAAAACTGCTCCTGTTGTAATAACAGATATGTCAGAGAAAAAAGCTAAAGGTTATAGAATAGCAGATAACAAAACAAATCAATATTCTGAATGGGATTATGAGTTATTACATAATGAGCTACAAGAATTAATAGGTTTTAAATATGATTTAGATAATCTTGGTTTTAACAGTAATGAGCTTGACACAATCTTAAATTGGGAAAATACAGATAATAAATGGCTTGATGCTAAAGAAGAGTGGAAAGAAATGCCAGAATTTGAACACGACGATTTAGCACCTTACAGACGATTAATTGTAAACTTTGGAAATAAAGATGCTGTTGAAAAATTTTTTAAACTTATAGGTCAAGATTTTACTGATAAAACAAAATTTATAAATATTCCATTTAGACCTAAACAAGTTTTAAAAGATAAAGGGTATGGTACAGAATAACCCACAATTTCCTCTTTATATACCAAGTAAAGGTCGTGCTGATAGCCGACTTACTTCTAAAGCATTAGAAAATATGAATGTGTTCTATCGTATTATAATCGAAGAACAAGAATATGATAAATATGCAGAAGTAATTGATGAAAATAAATTATTAGTTTTAGATAAAACATATCAAGATAATTATAATACTTGTGACAATCTTGGTAATACAAAAAGTAAAGGGCCAGGTGCTGCAAGAAATTTTGCTTGGCAACATTCTATTGACAATGGCTATGATTGGCATTGGGTTATGGATGATAATATAAAATCATTTATTAGATTTAATAAAAATCAAAGAATAAAGTGTTTAGATGGTACACCATTTAAAGTTATGGAGGATTTTGTATTAAGATATAAAAATATTGCTATGGCTGGTCCACAATATAGTATGTTTGTTACAGACAGAAATGCAAATAAATTTCCACCATTTGCTGTTAACACAAGGATTTATAGCTGTAATTTAATTCGTAATGATACGCCCTTTAAATGGCGTGGCAGATATAATGAAGATACTGATTTGTCCTTACAAATGTTAAAAGCTGGGTGGTGTACTGTACAATTTAATGCTTTTTTACAAGAAAAAATTACAACACAAGTTATTAAAGGTGGAAACACAGAAGCCTTTTATGATAAAGAAGGTACTATGCCAAAATCTCGTATGCAAGTACAATTACACCCAGATGTTTCTAAAGTAACTTGGAGATTTGGAAGATGGCACCATTATGTTGATTACACTAAATTTAAAAAGAATAATAAATTAATTAAAAAAGAAGATCTTAAATTAACTAATAAGCCTAATGAATATGGCTTAAAACTTAAAAAATTTAATACGCAGTAAGCGGAACTGATACAAACAGTTTAAAAAAGAGGAAAGAATGGCAAGACCAAAAAAACACGATATTGATACAAAACAGTTACAAAACTTAGCAAGACTTGGTTGCACAAATACTGAAATTGCTGACTTTTTCGGGTGTTCTGAAAATACAATAAGACGTTATGGCGAATATCTGACAAAAGGCAGAGCTGAGTGCAAAATGAGATTAAGACAAATGCAGTGGCGATCTGCTGAAAAGGGTAATGTAACTATGCAAATATTTTTAGGAAAACAAATGTTAGGTCAAGCTGACAGTCCATTAGATACTGTTAGTGATCAACCTTTACCATTTATAGATTAATTATGGCAAAATACAGAGGACGAGAAGTAAAATTAAATAAACCATTTAGGACACCTGGTAAGAATAAAAAGTTTGGTGTATATGTTAAAGACAGATCTACTGGTAATGTTAAAGTAGTTAGATTTGGTGATCCTACAATGAGAATTAAAAAGAATATTCCAGCAAGACAAAGAAGTTTTATGGCAAGAATGGGTGGTGTATTAAAACAAGTTAAAGGGCAAAAAAACTTATCACCTGCTTATTGGTCAATACAAGCTTGGAAAAAATCTTTTAAACTATGACAGATAATAAAAAGATAATGCAGTGGCTTAATCAAACAGTTAATACTTTAAAGCCAAACGAAGAAAAAGAATATTTGTTTAGTAGCGATTATGCTGGTAGAAAAGTTAATATTAAAATTAAAATAGATGCCATTAACAAGCCCACAGAAACAAGTAGTCGAATCAAAAGCTAGATTTAAAGTATTAGTTACAGGCAGAAGATTTGGAAAAACACATTTAGCAATAAGACAATTAATTAAATATGCTTCTGAGCCAAATAAAAGAGTTTGGTTTGTTTGTCCTACATATAGACAGGCTAAACAAGTATGCTGGGCGGCATTAAAAGACAGATTATTAAATATAAATTGGATTAAAAAAACAAACGAGAGTGATTTATCTATTCATTTAATAAATGGATCTATTATAGCTTTACGAGGTGCAGATAGATCCTATGATAGCTTAAGAGGTGTTGGCTTAGATTATTTAGTAATGGATGAGTTTGCTGATATTGCAAGTGAAGCTTGGTTTGAAGTATTAAGAGCAACTTTATCTGATCGTAAAGGTGGTGCAATGTTTACAGGCACACCAAGAGGATATGGTAATTGGGCTTATGATTTATTTTGTAAAGGTGCTGAAGATAATGACTGGGACAGCTTTCAGTTTACTACCTTAGATGGTGGACAGGTAGATGATGATGAAATTGAACAAGCTAAAGCTGATCTTGATGAGAGAACATTTAGACAAGAATATCTAGCAACTTTTGAAACATACGCTGGAGCTATCTATTATAACTTTGATAGAGAGCAGAATGTAAAGACATTAAAGATTGATAAGACTGCTATTCATATTGGTATGGATTTTAACATTGATCCAATGAGTGCTGCAGTATTTCAGCTTAATCAAAATACAATTAATTTAATTGATGAAATAGTTATCTATTCATCAAATACAGACGAGTTAGTTAAAGAAATCAAAACAAGATACCCTAACCGACAGATAATAGTCTACCCAGATCCAGCTTGTAGGCAAAGAAAGACCTCTGCTGGTGGAATGACTGACTTAAACATATTACAAAACGCTGGATTCACAGTAAGAGTTAAAAATGCACACCCTCAAATAAGGGACAGGATTAACGCTGTTAATTCACGATTAAAGAATACAAACGATCAAAGAATGATGTTTATAGATCCAAAATGTAAGAACATCATTAGAGGATTGGAAAGACACCTTTATAAAGAGGGAACTACGCAACCAGACAAGGATAGCGGATTTGACCATATGAACGACGCCATAGGCTATGCGGTAGATTATTTGTTCCCTATAAGAAAACAATACACAAAACAATTACCTCAAAGATGGAGCGTTAAATAATGTACATAATGAATCAAAATATGGATTCCTTAATTCGAGATAAAGAATTTATGGAAAACCGACACGATAACTATGATCTAATGATCCCTAGATGGAATTTTTATTTGAGATCATACTTAGGTGGAGATGAATACCGATCTGGTGGCTTCTTGCACGAATACGCATTGGAATTAGATTTAGAATATCAAAATAGAATTAATTACACACCAATAGACAACCATTGTAGAAATATTATAAGTATCTACTCAAGTTTTCTATTTAGAGTACCACCAACAAGAGAATATGGCGTATTGGAAAGTGATCCTAGTTTAGAATCATTCTTAAGTGATACAGACCTTGATGGACAAAATTTTAATGCGTTTATGAAGAACGCACAGACTTACGCTGGTGTTTATGGGAATGTTTGGATATTTGTAGATAAACCAGAAAGCAACGCACAGACTAGAGCAGAAGAACTTAGTCAAGACATAAGACCTTATCTGACAATGATAACACCAGATAATGTTATGGATTGGAACTATGTAAGATCCGCTAGTGGTCGATATGTGTTGGATTATATTAAAGTTAGGGAAGAAGTTACATCTGATGGAGCATATTTTAGAATATGGACACCTAATGAAATATCTTATGTATTCGTACCAGAAAGAGGCAAGATAAAAGTTATTGAAGTAAAGCCTAACCAATTAGGAACTATACCAGCTATTTGCCTGTATAATAAAAGATCACCAAGACAAGGTGTAGGAATTAGTGATTTGACAGATGTTGCATTATTGCAACAGTCTATCTATAACGAGCTTTCTGAAATGGAACAACTTATCAGACTATCCAATCACCCTAGCTTAGTTAAAACTCAAGGTGTTGAGGCTTCTGCTGGTGCTGGTGCAATTATATCAATGCCAGATGATTTAGATAGTGGCTTGAAACCTTTTCTATTGCAACCAAGTGGATCAAACCTGAGTGAGATTAGATCATCTATCGAGCAAAAAATTGAGATGATAGACAGAGCAACCCATATGTCTGGTGTTAGACAAACTAAAACCCAAGTCCAATCTGGGATTGCTTTACAGACTGAGTTTGAAAACCTTAACTCGGTATTGAGTGAGAAGGCTGACTTATTGGAAAACGCTGAAGAACAAATATGGAGTTTATGGGCTATGTGGCAAGGCAAGTCATTTGATGGTGTTATTAACTACCCAGATAGCTTTAATCTCAGAGATTATGCTTCTGATCTCGCATACTTACAACAGGCTAAAGCAAGTGGAGTTAGATCAAGCACATTCCAAAAAGAGATTGATAAACAAATTGTGAGTGCTGTTATTGATGATGACGCTGTTATTAGTACGATTAATGACGAGATCACAGCACAAACAGAGGTCGGAGTATTTGAAACAGCTCAAACACAGGCTGAAGTAGCAGAGGAAGATGTCGAGTAAGTTAGATTTATCTGAAGATAGCAAAATAAGTTTACCAGCAAAAAATTTAATTGCTATTCTTGGAGCAGTTGCCATAGGCACATTCTCATATTTTAATTTACTTGAACGTCTGACGTTGGTGGAGACTGAGCTTCAGTTAATTACTAAAGACTTAGAAGCTGCCAATGACTTTATAGATGGAGTACCAAAAGGCGATATGGTTAGTCCTCAGATACAAGAGTTGTTTATGTTAGTTGAGTTTATTTCTAAAAACCAAGACAAACTTAAAGAGCAGATGGAAAAAGAAATACCAATGATACAAAAAAACGATATGGTTATTCAATTTCACGAAGAACGAATAATTGATTTAGAAGAAAAAAATGGGAGTTACAAACAATGATCGAAATAGTGTTTGCTATGATGATGATTAAAGATGGAAATAAAGTTTTAGAATATGTTCCAACTAAAGGAATGTCAGACTGTTTGGCTCAGAAAAGAGTTGTATCAAGATCCATCGGTGAAGATCAAGAAGGAATATATATCCAATGCAAGGAAGTGAAAGCTGAACTTGAAAATGATATGGGAAGGCTAAGAATTAAACGAATCATTGATTAGGGGGAGCTATGATGTGTCGTAACTGCGAACACGATTGCCATTGTGGAAATAATGGTCAATGTGTTATATGTAAATGTTCTAACTGCGAGCATAACGCATTAGACGAATTTTGGAAAAGAAATGCGGAAGACAAAGAATTACACGAGCCACATAAAGACTGAGAAGGGAACTTCACAAGGTAGAAACCCTATAAAGTCTACTATGAATAAATCTAAGAGAAGATCATATAAAAAATACAGAGGACAAGGCAAGAGAAGATAATGGATAAAATAGAAGAACTTGCACAATTAAGAGAAAACCTGGTAGATGATATAGAAGCAAGACATATAAACAGATTAAACATTGCTTTAGAAAATCTAGAAAAAGATGTTGTAAAACTTGCAAATTCTTTACCGCTTAGAGATAACAAATTATTTGAAGCAAGACTAGCGGTTGAATTAAGACCTAAGATAAAAGCTTTAATAGATAAACACTATGTATTGTGGGCTGATGGAACTGTAAGAGAATACGATAAAGTTGCTAAGATTATAGTAGATAATATGAAAGTATTACCGATATCTGAAAACTTTAAAACACTTACTGAATTAGACATAGAAACAATTACTAATTTAAAACGGGTTAAGTTTACAGGGTTTTTAGATATAGCAACTGAAACTACTAACGCTTTGGCTGATGAAATTTATCAAAGTACGATAAGTGGAAAACCATTTGAGGACACAGTTAAAACCTTACAACACAGGATCAATGGTGTATATATTAAAGCAGATCAAGATGAAATTAATGATCTAGTAGAACTTGTTGCAACTACAACTGATGAGACAGTAAAACAAAAAGCAATAGAAAAGTTGCATACTGTTTATGGTGCAGATAGAGTTGGAAATAATATGAGAAGATATGCTAAGCAATTAGCACACGATAGTTTAATGGAATTTGATGGACAGTTTACTAAAGCGAAAGCTGCAGAAGCTGGTCTAACAAACTTTCTTTATTACGGAGATATAATTGGTGATAGTAGACCATTTTGTATAGCGAATAGAGGGAAGATATTTTCAGAGGAAGAGCTTAGAGATAAGTGGTCATCTGAGAGTTGGAAAGGTAAATCAACAACCGATCCATTTACAAGTAGAGGTGGATATAATTGCCGACACCATCTACAACCGACTGATCCAAGTTGGTATAATGAAAATGGCGATCTTATAATATAGGAGAATACTACTATGGCTGACGAGCAAAAAACGGAGATTGAGAATACTGAATCTCTAGAAACAAAACAGGAAGTCGAACAACAAGAACCAATGATTGCACAAAGCGAATTGGATAAGATTCTTGAAAAAAGACTAGCAAGGGAAAGAGCTAAATTTGAAAAGAAATTTTCTGGTAT